ACATTATGCCACCGTACTCGATGACAAGTACTTTATCGAGTGCAGACATCCAGATTTTCCCAAGTACGACAACATCACTAAAGATGTTACACACGGATACCCACGTCTCGCTAAGCTCAAGTATATCTATGACGATTGGAACACTGGTGAAATCATGGTGATAAAAACAGGTACGAACATAGACGAAAATAAGAGACGGGAAATTCTACGCGTCTTCAATAAGGATGGATATTGGAAAGGTGGTGGATGTTTAGGTCATTTCAATAAATCTCGAAAGATGATAGACGAGACTTCTCCATTTTTTTTATCGGTAGAAGATATACTGAAGCATTACAAAGATGCTCGGATTGGACACCTCAAAATTTAATCTTGCGGTGCTCATTTCTCTTTTCAGGTATGTGTATCTAGAACTCGTGCATGACCATGTATATACCGTCACGAATGGTTATATAAATGGTTATGTGTTGGTATCGGTACTTCTTTACCTTCTCAAAATACCTTGGTTTGTCATATTATTCGCACTCACGTCCCGTCTCGTGTATAGGAAGACACTCGGTGACGAAATTGTGAACACGAGTAACCATCGCTACAACGTGATTGCGTTTTTTTTCATGGTGCTCATAGCAATTTCTCTCGTATCCAGTCGCGGTCGGCCTTGAAAATCTTGGAGAGCTTGGGATCGGTACGCTTGAAGAGAATCATGAGAACATTGAGACGCCTGAAGAGGCCTAGAGGGGGTTCACCGGATCGCACGACACGCATGAGCGCACGGTGTCGTGCGAGTTCGGACTTATCCTTCACACCTTCGTAGCCGTGGGCGCTGAGGATACCAGAATTGCTGAGGGGGATGATGACCTTAGCCTTCATTTGTATTACAATGAGATTATAATTTTAGACTATCACTTCCTAACAAACTTCTCTCTAAAAAACCGCAGACGGGCATTGAGATTCTTTTCATCAAGACCGGCAATACGGGCATGATTACTTTCGGTATCATCCTTGACGGCGTCTGCCCATGGCTTTAACCAAATTGAGTTCTTCATGTGTACCGACTTCATGAAACGCTTGTAGCTGAGAAGTTCTTCGGGTGAATTCAGAATAAGCCATTGGGCTACGAGAAGATCATAGAATTTGAACTTGTGACACATTGGAACGTCGATTGCATCGAAAAGTAGTTTCAGATTCTTCTCCAGATCAGCTTTGGAGTTGACGGATAGTTCCTGAATCCAACTATATTTTTCAATTTCTGCGAGAACTTTGGTTCCAGGCTTCTCATAAACCTGAATCTTTCCGAGTATGAAGTTGATGCACAGGATGAACATATATGCCTTTTCCTCCATTCGGTCTTCTCCACAATTTGACATCCCAACCTTGTTGTCACACATGACACGCTTGTATTTCTCCGACATATCGTGAGTAATTTGACATATGGGAACTGACTTCATGGCATTGATAGTTTCACCTTGAGACAGGTTGAGATGGCGATTAATACGCATGAAAAGAAGGTCTTCTTGTTCATCTGTCAGGTTGCGGTATGTAACGACGGTGATAAGTCTGCCGTCAAAGTTCAACTTCATGTCATCACTGAATTTGGAGTACATGCGTCCATGAGCATCACAAAACATATGTTCTTTTCCGAGCTCACCACAAAAGCGTTTAATAGTGTCAATACGATGTCCTCCATCCAAAATATAAACATGTTCTTTTCCCATAACGTCAGTCTTAATCGACAAGGTAATTGTACTCGCTTGAGCGATGTTTTTTTCGATACTGTCAATGTAAAGCTTTCGATTCTCTTCACTCCATGTGTAATCATATCTCTGATGCCTGGGGTGAAGCTTCCAGGTTCTGTTTCGGTTTCGAGATGTGTTCAGAATGTGGGAGATTGGGAATGGGTTGATGTTAGGTGAAATCATTTCCCACTCATCTGCGACAAGGTTCATATTTTGTTCGACACTGGACATTTTATGATTTGAGTTGTACTTATATTTATTAAGTAGATGATACACTTAGGTTTCAAACGGTGGGAATAAATTCCCATCGGAGGTCGTGACAAATCTTTTTCCATATGACATCTTGTTGATATAACTTTTCCTTCGACTTGAGGAGTGGAAAGTATTGAAGGTAATCATCTTCACCCAAAAGTTCACAGAATTTGTAGAGAACATATGAGTAACTTAGGAAGTTCTTTCTCTCACTGGGGCAGTTGTCGTCGAAAGGTTTCTGAATGTCTTTGAACATTATACGCAGATACTCCTCCAATTCTTGGGGCATACTTGGGGGTTTGATTCCATTCAGAAGATTTGTGATGTATGGAACGTGTTCATAATACTTGTTGAGTCTCAACTTTTTTAAAAGTCCTCTAATCTTTGCATGCGTGATGTCTTCCAACTTTTTGATTTTCATCTTCTTGAGTTCCACTCTCAATTGTTCGATGACCTCGTTGGGTATCGTCGTGAGTTCTTGAGCTTGAAACTGACTCAACCATTCGTTGAAGTGATTCTCACGCTTGTACGAATAGTTCACAACCTTTTCCGACGTTTCTTGTTCTTCTCGGTAAGTGAGTTCTTCACTGATAAGAGTTGCTACGATTGCACCACACGAGTCACACACGAGATCACTCGTGTCGTGAAAATGGAGTAGATTACTATCGGGACATGTTTGACATTGTTCGATCACATGTTCTCTAGGTCTAGTTATGTTTTGATTTTCGACTTCTACAAGATAATCTGTAAAAATATCCTTCCTTTTCAAACCGACAGTTTCTTTGACGTTAAAGATATTGTCCGTGTTCGACACCTCTTCACTCTCATCGGTATATTGATTCATATATGGCATACACTTCATTATATAGTTGGCCATTTCGGATTCATACTTATTCTTATTGGCAGGATCTTTCTTTATCAAATCGTTCCACTCTTGTACTCGATTGTTATATCTACTTAAAAAATTACCTTCCATTCTTATAAAGAAATGCTGACCAAACTTTTAAGTACCATTTTCTTCTTTTACAAATATCTAACTACACCTAGAGACTACTCGATCGTTTCGGAGGAAATCGAGTACGCGGTGGATCATGATATGAAGTATAAAATTGAAGATGACTTTTGGTTCAATGAGAGCAAAGATTGGGAGGATCGCATTCTCGAAGAATATTACGTGAATGCGACGGGTAAGAACTTCAGGCACACCATGATTCCCCAGAATGTAAAGTGGATCATCTTACGAGTGCGATACTATTTCAATGGTAAACAATACACAGCCATATCTAATGATATCAACTTCAAACCGGGAGAAAGTGAGGACAGTGCGATGCACTTCAGTATCCCTTTGAGTAGTGCTTGGATCGTTGATCATGATGATAAACCGATGCGAAACATTACTGAAAAGGTGAAACGATACTCTGGTCCACGAAATGATTTCCATGGGCAAAAGGTTTCACTCGAACACTTTTTGTATTACGACCGTGATGTACTCGAAGATAGATTTCCCAAAATTATTTTAGCGAACACCTTGGGCATGAAGAAAACACTCTCAACACTCGATGACTTTACTACTGATCTTCAGATACCTTAGTCGCGAGGTAAAATTTGAGCTCACCCAAATTGGCCACATTGTATTTCAGAATTAAGAACCTGTTTCCAATTTCCTGTATAATTTGCACAGACGCACACATACTCGTCGCCTTTGTAAAGATATTCAGGTACTTCAGACTGTAGAGACCTGATATTGTTGGACTTTCATCTGGACATTCAATGGTCGTCTCTTGATTTGCAAAATCTCCGTCACACTTTAGATGGATATTCTTACCCTCGCGGCGAATTTCAATGTCTGTACCAATATTGGACATGTCTCTGCAAAGTCGCTGAAAGTCTGCGGATGGGAGAGTTGTTACCGTAGTCATCTCGACGTCGGGTACTTCGATGCGACTCTCGTTGATATCTAAGAGTTTAAGCTGAAACTTTGAGTTGGTCTTCTTCGTTTCACTGATAATCTCAATGTCCATGTACTCCTTGGAGGTGATGGAAATCTTGAGTACATCATTGTTTGTGATTGTCTTTAGGAGTTTGAAAGTGTTTGAAATATTTATACCAGCAATAATCTCTTCTTGATCACATTGGTACTCTTCAAAGTTATCGGCCGCGAGAAACATATCAATGAGAGAAGTTCTCGCCGTGTCCAGGGTCACGATGTACAACCCATTTGGTCTAAAATAAATATTCACGTCATTGAGTATGTCTTTGAGTACTTCAAAAGTCGACTTAAAAGCGGAAGCCTGTATCGTGACAAGTTTCATGATTTATTCAAAACAAGCGTTACATCTTTAAATCTGTATAGGCGACACCCTTCGACACTTCACGATTAATCTTCTCTTCGAGTTCTTTGGTCATGGCTGGTTGCAGAGATTTACCATAGTCGTCGAGACTGAACATACTCGTGTTATCATTTCCATCTAGACTGGTCATAGAACATCCGAACGCACCAATTCCAGAGTGTTCAACTTCCTTCTTAGGCAACAGTGAATCAAGCCAGTTCTTAATCTCGTTGCCCACGAGGATCTTACCATTCTTCGTGAGCATAGTGGGTACACGGTTGATTTTGTTCCTATAGTTTGGAGGAATACCCTGTGTATTGATGTTGTGATAATGTACGAGCTGCTTCAGCTGAGGAACTTTGTTAATGTACTCAATCACATCCATAGAATGTTTGCATCTTGGGCTGTAAATCAGGAGCGACATCTATTATCTATAGGGTATTTTGTAAAAAAAAATTAACGCATTATAGTAAATATGAATTACTTGGTTGTGATCATCCTCCTAGTGGTGGTAATTTTTCTCACGACCTCACGTGAATCTTTCACAGAGGCGTTCGGTCTCTCAGGATACACGAAGCCTACTGGCACCGTGAAGCTTAGCGATCCCAGACCAGATCTTTCCAAATACACCAAGGTCGAGGTCAGTGTCGATAACGACATGGTCGAAGAGTTTGTTCTCCAAGCGAACAAGGAGATTTCTAAGCGTACTGGTCTGTGCACCTACATCATCGAGACGACCGCGATTAACCAATACAAAGGTGAGGAGAAGGATATCTTCGAGTGTATGTTCATGACCATCAAGAAGGATGGGTTTTCCTTTGGCTTCTCGGTTGTCGCCTCATATGAGGTTGAGAATGGTAAGGTTCGTCTTGTGTCCCTCCGATCTCAACCCCTCGGTGTCGATGCACCCAGTGATGTCACGGCTTTCACGGATGGTGCTCCTGGTAAGGAATTCCTCGACTACAAGCTTGTCAAGGAGGTGGCTTTCCCCACCAAAGCTGAGTTGGATTCGGTAAAAAATAAATTAGAGTAATTGTAATGATCAGCATCGATGATGTCACCAAGATTGATGAGAAGAGAAAACAAATTCGAAAAGAAATTTACACAAAAATCTATGAACAGTTCTCTTCTAAAATTAAACAATCCGTAGAACTTGGTCACAAACAACTTTTCATGACGGTGCCACCATTTCTCATAGGATATCCAGTGTTCGATAGGTCTGCGGCTGCGAGATACATCGCGAGACAGTTTGTGCTAGGTGGATTTACGGTAAAACTCGTGAGCGATCACGATATATACGTCTCATGGGTGATTCCAAAAAAGAAGAAGGAGAAGAGGGAGAGCGAGGAGGATGGTGATTTCCCAAATCTCATGAATCTCAAGAAGATGGCGAACAAGTACAGGAGGAGTGCGTAGTAAATGTTAATTTAAAACCCACTTTAATCATAAATGGACAACCTCAATATATTGGTCGAGGCCAAACGGGAATATTTAGGACAGATGTGCCTCATTATGTGCCCAGCTATGATTGAAGTGTTTCAGGATATGTACAACGAAGCCGTGAAGCTTTCCAAGGGTCGCAAGGTTCTCATCATGTACCAGAAACTTCTCAAGGAGGTTCCCAACTGGTCCAACGCGATGTCTAAGAACCACTGCGACAACATCACCAACCGATGTGCTTGGTTCAGTGATCTGTTGGCAGCTGTGTTTGTTGCCTGTACGAAGATTCTCTCCGCGGTTCGTCTCAAGGCGGACAACAAGAAGATTTCCCTCAAGCTTCCCACCGAGGAGGTCTTCATTCAGACTTGCTACAACAACGTTGCCAGGGACCTCTACAAGGATCCCTACGTCTTCGGTGAAGAGCAGAGTGAATATTTGAGGGACGAGAAGCTCACTGAGCGTTTCTCTCTTTGCATCGAGAGTACCGTGAAGGAGCTCATTCCGGTGCAACAGATCCTTCAGACGTACATGTCTCAGGAGACCCGCGACATTTCTCTCGACGGTGAAATTCATGATGGTACCGATCCCGATGTGGTTGACGACACTTTCCCAGAGCCAGAGCCAGAGCCCGAGTCGGAGCCTTTCCCAGAGCCAGAGCCCCTTGCAGAGCTTCCCGCGGAAGGCTCTGGTCCCGATCCAGAGCCTACTGGCCTAGAGAACGAGTTTAAGACGGTTCCAGGTGTCCAGGCTCCCGATATGGAACCAGACCCTGAACCCCAGCCCCAGCCCCAGCCCCAGCCCCGACCTCAGCCTCAGTCAGACGACGATGTGTTCTTTGGAGACGCACCTGAACAGCGTACAAAAAAAGTTGGTTATAATTAAATGGAACTCTCCGACTATCTGCGTGACCCCGTGAGTGCGGCTCTCATCGCAGGAGGCATCACAGCGGCTTACATTCATCTCAAGGCTCACCTCAACAACGAGGGTAAACTTGAACTCAACAAGTACACGAAACCCGCTGCCCTCAACGCGATCCTCGTGTTTTTCATAGTGTCTGGTGGTATTGGCCAAAAGGAGGCTATTTCTACCGAACCTTTTTAGACTTAAAGATTAAACCATTAGAATAAGAAAATGGCGTCCGTTACCGCGTTTAACGACATGCTCAGTCAATTTCTTGTGGAATTGCACAAGACTTTTCCAGATGAAAAAGGCATCAAGAAGATGTTGACTTCTTTCGATGTGTTGAAGTCCACTAACCCCCGACTCGTCGTAGACACTTTCATGAAGGGTGTCACTCCATACGCAGATAAGATTTCTGCGAAGGATGAGACGTTCCTCCTCAATGAGATTGAGACTATTGACTTTCTTAAGGATCTCAACATCAAGTCGTATTGGGAGCGAATGACTACCAATACCAAATCTGCAACTTGGCAGTATCTTCAGACCCTCTACATGCTTGGTACGACTATCACTTCCATCCCTGATGACACTCTAAAGATGATTGAGAACATCGCGAAGGATTGTGCAGACAAGCTTCAGGATGGGGGTGGTGAGCTCAACCAGGATGCTCTAATGAAGATGATGGGCAACATGCTTAGTAGTCTTCCTAAAAAATAAACCTCCGTCTATACTAAATGAAAGTTTGGTTTGATGATCCCCAGCAGCTCATCCGAGCTGACAGGGTTTCGCAATTCTGGCCAACTAGTGAGCAAACACCAGAAGATCGTATCAATGCCGCCTCTCGTTTCGTAATTTATGCGACTTGTCTCATTTATCTCATTCGTCGTGATCCTCGTATTTTCATATTGGGTGCGACAGTTCTCTCGGTCATTTTCGTTCTTTATAGATCTAAGATGGTGAAAGAAACATACGGTCAAACCTTCGAGGGTGCGATGTGTCAGATGCCCACAGAGGATAACCCTTTGGGTAATGTGCTTATCACTGATTATACCGATGCTCCCAACCGTTTGGAGGCTTGTTATTATCCCACTGTGAAGCCTTTCGTGCAGAGCTACACGAGTGACCGAATTCCCATGGATGGTGGTCGTTCTCGTTCCCCTCTTCCCAAATATATGAGGAATGCTGTGGATCGCCAGTTTGTTACTAACCCCGTGTCCAAGATTCCAGGCGACCAGACGGCGTTCGCTGAGTGGCTCTACGGTCCCAAGAGTGGCCCGATGTGCAAGAGTGACACCCGCTTTTGCGACCCCAACGCTCGAGGTGTTCAGCTCGAGGCGTTCGCGGGTCTCGGTGGTGATGGGGACATCAGGGGTCCCCGAGGCGGAGGAAGTGTGCGAGGTGGTGGTGGAACGTACAGTTAGATAAATATTCTTATGTAATAGTAAATGGCGTATCAGCTTCAACCTGGCCTTTCTAGAGTTCAAAACAAGGGTGCTATTCCTCCCGTCAATGCGACCGATGAGGTGTTCGTCTATCCCCAGCCCAGTAGTATAAATTGTGGTAGCTGCCGTCCAAACACTATGTTGTACGGTACCGCCCCTTACATGGCGGGTAAGGGTTCCCCAGCCCAATACATAGATACGAGTGATCAACTCCGTCCCCAATCAACGTCCCGTTTCAATAAGAACATCGTCCAAACGTATGAGCGCAACCTCTTCCCACTTTCTAACATGGAGTGCAAGCTCCCTCTGCGTACCATGAGATACGAGCCCTCTAGCACCCGTGCTGAGCTCCAGAATGGTCTATTTCAGCAAAGGTACGCTAATAAAAATGTCGGTAAGAAGTAAGAATGGCTGATCCCATTTCGCTCATGGCTGTGGCCGGTCTCGTTTATGCTGGTCGAACTTTGAGTACTAAGTCTAAACCGCCTCCTCCATCTGTGAAAGAGGCTGAAACACCAGTAGTCAAAGCTCCTGTCGAAGTACAAAATAATAATTTTGAACCCGCGATCGAATATTCCCAAAAGAGGGAGATGGAGAGTTTTGCCGATATCGCTATTCAACAGAGAAGTGGTGGTCAGGAAATCCTGAATATGCGCAATCGTATGTATGATCAGGGTCGCATGAACAATCTTTCGCCCATCGAGAAGCAACTCGTGGGTCCAGGTCTCGGTGTGGGTGCTGATACTCCTGCAGTCGGTGGTTTCCAACAAATGTTCCGTGTCAATCCCATTAACGTTGGTGAATATAGGCTCACCACTCTCCCTGGTCGCTCGGGTCCAGCCAAGGATATTACCGGTGGTCGATCCGCAAAGGTTGGTGAACTCACCCACAATAAACCTGAGACGACTGCTTTCCTCCCCTCCCGCTTACCCGTGATGCCTGGTCGTGCCCAGGGTATGTCTGGCGTGGTTCCCCGCAACGAACATGAGAAGACGAAGCGCACCACCAACCGCTCCGAAACTGGCCTCCGCAACGACGGTCTCGGTTTCAACGGCGCGAAGCGTTTCGTTTCTGCTCAGACTGTGTCACAGGATCCTACCCGTTTCAAGAGTGATCGCAACGATTCACAATACAACTACTACAATCAGCCCGCCCCCGGTATCACCAACTTCCGTGGTGCATACACGAACAGTGCGGCTGCTCAGATCACCGCGAAGACCAACGAGGAGCTCATGAAGTATGGTTTCCGCCCTGAGGACCGTCGCGGTAAACCTAACCGTATGGGTAATGCGGGTCGTATGAATGTCAGGGAGAGCGCCCTCAAGCAGGGTGGTCGCCTCACGTCTGTGCGTTCTGACACCACACGTGTCGATGGTCGCATGAACGCCGCCAATGGTGGTTGGACCCAACAATATCAACAGAAGGCGTTCCACCAATTCAACGCCTACAAGGGTAACGCAAACCCCCACACACAGGATCTCGACATCGCTAAGCGTCAGCTCCAGAATAATCCTCTCGCACACAGTCTCTATCAGTAATTGTTTTAGGTATTAGACAAAAACAGTCATTAAAATATTGTGCCTATATTTTAATGAAGGTGTATAACCTATCTATCGACAGTAGTCAGCGGGATGCGAACGTGTACCTACATGCAAATAACTACGTCATCACTCTCGAAAATCCAATTTATGACGTTTCTGAAATTAAATTGGTCTCTGCTCGCATACCCACACCACAGTTGACTATATGTTCGACGAATAACACGTTTAGTGTCGATGGTCAGACAATTTCATTGGAGAATGCCGATTATCCAACTGGTGGTGACCTCGCGACGCATCTAGAAAATGAACTCGCGCCACCAACTTCAAATGTAGATACAGTATCTTTC